CCGATGAGTCCCATGAGGACACCCAACCGGGACATCTGATGAGATGCCATCCTGGGGAGTACTCCCGATGACTGATGATCCTTCACAGAGATACCTCCGAATCTACCAGACTGGCAGACAGATCTATCAGTGGATTCTTGGTTCCCCCGGGGGAATCCGTCTGATTGGACGACTCCACAGACTCCACAGTCTGCTCTGTCTGCTCTGTCCGGACAGACTGCTCTGTCTGCTCTGTCTGCTCTGTCTGCTCTGACGGTGATCCACCTGATCCACCCGTCTCCGGAGTCTTCCGGACCGGTTTTGGATCGCTCCTCATGATCATGATCCGCTCTCTGTACTCTTCCAGTCGGGTGATCCACTCATCCAGCTGGTCGAGCATCTTCGTCTTCGACACCGGATGATCCGGATCTTCCAGGAAGACCTTCAACCACTCCGTTATCGTTCCAGTATAAGATCTCAGCCATATCGCGAGTTCTGCCCTCTCTTCCGTCCATGTGGGATTCATTCTGCTCTCCTGTTCCGGACTACTGGTTCAACATGTTGAACCTCCGTACTAGTCCGTTCTTCCTGTGTTTCCAAAATCTTCTCCAGATCACCTGATCCACTAGTGAATCCTGATCCACCGGTGAATCCCGTCCGGACCCCTCCCGGGGGAGCCGTCCCCAGATCGAGAAACCATCCTGGGGTGCCCCTCAGGTGGTCCTCCAACTGACCTGCCAGCTCTGAGATCGTACCATCCATCCAACCCAGGCATTCCGCCCGATTGTACTGATGGATCACCTGTCGGAACAACTCACTGACTGAGTTCTCTGACACTCTTTCAGTGGTCCTTCCCTGTAGTTTAAATTTCATCTTCTGGTCTCCATATATATTGTCATCCCAACTGCCTGGGCTTTAAATTTTTTCGTTTCTTCACGCCCAATCCTCCCCTGGCTGTTCCAACCATGGTTGTCCCGTATAGTCAACAGTCAGTTCCTCCTCTGGAGCGATCTCTTGATTCGCCACTATGACTGCCACAACTCCACCCAAACCGGTCTCAGGGTTCTTCACCTCTACTCGACAGTTCGGACGATAGCTGTGATTGTAATCCCCTTCTGGGGTCTTCATCCACTGACCATTCTCATGTCTGATGTGAGTGATTGCTATGACTTCTTCCCGATCTATCTCTTTAGTGGGAAACAAACCTATACCGTGTATCTCGGATGGTCCGGTCTCGACTGGAAATCCACTGAAGGATTTATGTGGATTATTTTCCATCTACGGGATGCCATCCTCTGGAGTGTACTGGTTCGACATCTATGACTTTTGCCAACCAGGTTCGTTCGTGTATCCTATCCGTCAGGTAGACTCCCGTTCCTGTGAACTTTTTGCCTCTGTTGGTCATCCCCATCAGTTCGTACTCAGCCACACCTCCACTCTCGTACAGAAAGCCACCTTTTTGGTTCCAATACACAATGTGTTTGATGCCCGATTTGCTCACGATTGTGGATTCGTGGAATGTTCCTTCTACCATGCTGGACCTCCTTTGACCACTCTGGCTGATTTTCTACCAAATCCACCAAATTCGGTTTTTCTGGTTCTTTCCTTTTTACCCAGATCGGATCTGGCATATACTTCACAGGCAGTTTTAACTGCATCTGCTGAATCCTCTCCATCCAGATTCAATAGATCCATTATGTCATCGGACTCCATCTGACTGACCTTCTTTAGATCGCTCTTAATTATCTCATCTATCATTCCGTTTTACCTCTCAATCTTTTATTTTCTGCTGATTCGTAATCATGTTCACGAACTTGTTCAACTACAGAAGATACACTGGTTGACTCATTCGGGACAACAATATAATTATAAATTACTTGCTGGTCAGACTGCATCTTTTCCAGTGTTCGTTCTATCCGTTCCAACTGCTCTCTCATAAAGTATACTGATCTCCTTATATCCGGTGTTGCCATTTTACTCATAATGTGACCTCTATTCCTATTTTAGCTTTGTAGTACAGTGAACCCTTTAATTTTGCGACTTCACCTAAATTGTATAATTTTACTTTCTCAGATACCTTCCAAGACACTTTGAATTTGTCTTCATGCTCGAAATTCTTCAGATCTGTATCACCGCTCTCGTCTGGTGGGAGATATCCATCAAATGAAATCTCTACATCTACTTTGTCCCAATAGGTTTTCTTCTTACTCATACCGACTGAGGCGAAGGTTTCATAATAGTCTAATTTGTCAGTAATGGATCGTGTGGTGAATCCCCACGTTATATATTTCCAACTTTTGCGCCAATCAATTTTAGCATACTTGATAGATTTACTTTCTTTGTTCATGTACTCTGGTTTGAAGTACACTCCAGCACCTTCTATCTTCACCCAAGCCAAGTCATCAACATACTTTGTACCAAGCTCTCTTTCCCACTGACGATTAATATGGAAGTAGGAATTACCAAGACCAATGCTGATCTCATAATCGCCTGCTGTGATTGTCGAGTCATTTGGGGTGCGTGCTGCAAATGAACTAAATAGCATGACTCCTGCTAACAGTGAATCTAATAGCATGATAGCTCTCTTCCGTACATTTTGTATTTTACTATATAACCGTTTAAGTTCTTAACTTAGAATCCAGTCAACACACCTGCGGCAGAAGCCCAACCAGCGACTAAGAATCCGACTACAAATCCTATTCCTAATCCCCAAATCTTATCTAGGTGCTTTTTTAAAAAATCCATACTACTTAGCTCCTTTGAACTTACTGAAGAAACCTCTTTTCTTCTTTTTGTCTTTTTTGACTTTCTTTGCTTTCTTCTTTTTCTTCTTCTTTATTTCTTCCATACCAGCACTATTGTTCATGTCTGAAGCAGTAGCAGTTGGTACAGCACCAAAAAAGATAAAAGCTGACAATATTCCTGTGAGTATTGTTTTCATTATTCTTCCTCCTGAGTTTCCTCGGCTGGTTTATCAACTAAGTCTTTTTTCTTAGCTGCTTTTTCTGCTGCCATCTCAGCAACAAAATCTTTTTTCTTTTCACCATGGTATTCATAGGCATGCCCTTCGGCGATCAGTATGTCATTGATACTGACCAATCCATCTGAACTTCTATCGATATTCTCGGATACTTCATGACCAACTGCATCAGGCGATACAAAGATCTCTCCTAGTACCCTACCAAACTTACCGGTCCCAAATGAGACTATCTTAAATGTCCCTGCTTCCAAGAGTTCTTTGTTTCTGGCCTTAGCAGCCAGTCCTTTGACTTTTTCTTCTTTGTCTCTTGTCCTGCTTTCCCAGGTATCAATACCCATGTAACGAATTCTCTTCTTGATCTTCAGGGCAAACCCTAGATCGATATATGCATCAATGGTGTCACCATCAACCACTTTAACCAATGTGCCGTTATATTCAAACGACGCTACTTTTTTTCCCACCGTACTCTCCTAGTTATAAATTACGGATGAATCAAACTCATCCAACACTCTAAAGGTCATTATAAAATTTTTATCCTTTCCATCATCCCACTGTTCAAATTCTTCCAAAACACAATTTCCTCTTCCTGTCATTCTATCCATCACACTGTCCATTTGATCATCTGTTCGGCAGATGATACGAACACATCCGGGCTGAGCATTCACTAGCACTAAATTGTCAGGTTCATTGAGAATTTCGTCTTTCTTAAAAATGCTTGCTAACACTCTCAAGATGCTGGGAATTATTTTTCCCATGGATATCTTATCCAACAATCGTCATTACTAGCATAATAAAAATCAGGCCCAAAGGCACTCTTATCATCATAATGCAACGTATAAAACAAAGACTTTTCCACAGTGTCAGATATTCCAGTCAACGTTTCACCGGTATCGGATATATCGTCCACTACCAGGAGATTTTTTCGCTTACCATCATATAACCCTAACGATGAAATCAGTGGCAAATCCAAAGCATGTGATAGAGCTACACCCAAGATGAGACCTCCTCTCGGAACCCCATAGATGGCATCAATGTGAATATAATCAATAGCTTCTTTCGCAGCTATGGCCATCTCTTCAACGGCTTCATCAAATTCTTCCCATGTGAAGTTTAAAATCTCTTTTCCTGGATTAACGTGCATGTTTTAACCTTTCCTATAAGTATCTGCGTCCGTTACTAACCCCGCATCATAATTGTCCTTACAGGATGTACACCTGGATAGCAAATCATCCTGTGATGATTGGACATCCACTTTATAATTTTGATGTTCTTCCGGAAGATATGATATGTCGGGTGGTACAAACTGCTTCTTGGGTGCATACCCTCTACAGAGCATCTCATCTCTGATATCTTCAAACCTACTTTCTATCGACTTGGGTTCAACTAGATTGTTCCTGATGTAGCCATCGATCCTTCGCTTCAATCTCATTGTTCCAGCAATGGCAAAATGTTCTCTATACTCGCCCATCAAATGATTCTTACATAGTATGCTGGTATCAACCATCCACATTCGCATCAGCATCCTCCACTTCTACCTTTTTAAAAGAATATAAATGTCCTACCTTTTTAAGATATAATTTCGCATCTTCCTCATCTCTCGCCCAAAATTTCAATCCCTCAGTGGATTCCCACTGTATCATGTTATGTTTTAAGTGGTATGGAAGTTTCTTCATACGTTTTTTCTCCTGGTTGTGTGTGACCATCATACCTTGTATCCAATTCTCATAGGGTACCCCCGTACGATCTTCAAATAGTTCTGATACTGTTTTTTTCTTCTTCATACTTTACTATAACCGCTGGTAGGAGTCAAGCAATTTCTATTTATTTTATGAGAGAAGTGCTCAAACTCCTACCAGGCATTTAATGCAGATGTATAATGATTGAATCAGTATACGATCCGTAAGTTGCTGTGATGACTACCGTTGAACCTTTCATCTCTGGAAGTGGTCCAAACATAGTATAAACTTTACCATCCTTGGAATAGCTGGCGGGGTTGACCACCTTGAATTCATCTGTTGCCATTCCATTGCTCCACATGTATGTCTTATCAGATTTCCATGTGACTCTGTGGTATCCTTCTTTCCGATCTATGAATCCTTCCAACTTGATTAGAGTCTGACTCTTTTTTGATAATTGCATGTGGTATTCACCTTTCCCGTCTGGTCTGAGCCCATAAAAATCATCCACTCGAATCCGGATTGGTGATTGAGTCGCAGGTGGTTGGATCTGAAAGTCGAGTGGTCCGACTGAACCCTGGAAGGTACCGTCAAAGTCTAACGACTCAGCTCCGGCGCCATATTTGATCTCTAAGGGTGACATTGGCGGTTCTGGTGTCCTTACAGCAGGATTCCAACCGACATAAGTCCCCTCATATAGGGAACCTCTTGATGGTTGATGTTGTAACATCTCTCTGTATTTTTCTATTATCGGAGACTGAGACCAAGTCAGTGATACCAATAACAGAGCAGTTAAAAGTGTTTTGAATTTCATTTTATTTTTCCTTTTTTTGTTTAATCTAAAAAATCATCTGAATTTTGGTCAGACCATTCATTTAAGTCATTGCACATAGACCTTGAATCAGAATCATTCAGCAAATACCCAATATAATCATCATTGATGGAATTTTCATTTTTTTTGGCATTCTTCTTACCAATCGCTTTAAATCTTGCTTTATTGAATGTTGGATCTAGATCCTTTTGCATGTCCATCAATGCTTTCATCTTTGGATCGTTCTTGTTTATACTCATTTGTTGTTACTCCATTTGTTTAAAAGTGTTCAGTTATGTTTATCATGATGATCGCAGCTGCCAGAATGAGACTAATGACGATCTTCATCGTAGGGACCTCACCAAGCAGTGACCAGGTAAGTAACCCGAATGTGATTGTCGCTAATCCGAATCCGATCGGTCTAATGGCCCAATAGTATCCAAAGTGGTCATAAGACATTCTGGTACTGTAGTAGAAGAGAAAACTGATCGGAACTCCTCCCAAGAAGACCCACCAATTAGATTTTGTAAACCATTCATACTTGCTACCCATGAACTGACCATTCATGTGAAACCATGCTATGACGTTTCCGATTATAGACAGTATGATTGCCCACTGTAATTTATTCATTTAGACCTTCTCCAGACTGATGGGACACGTCGATGTCCTGATTTCATCCAATGCAACTTACCGTCACCATTGTCAAATGCCTGCCAGCCACATTTAGACCAAATGCATTTCCATTGGTATCTATCTGTCCAGTTTTCGAATGGTTTCATAACCCATCCACAAATACATTCTGGGCTGTGTTTGTAATAAAATCTCAATAGCCACTTGAAGAACATTCCAACCACTTCTCTTCTTTTGGCATATACTCCTGGGGATCTTTTTCTACCCATTAGATGGTTACCAAAATCAACACCAACAAAAGAAAAAATATGATTCCCAAAACCTTGCAGGTGACTTCTTCAAAATGACTCATTTCCAACTCTTCTTATTTTTTGTAACGAAATAATTCCATCTATGATTACCTGGTTCGGCTAGTTTATCTTGGGACCACCTGGCTTGAATGTCTTCCCACTCAAAATGAATGCTACAATACTGTGTTAATTTTCTATTATGTTTGGGAAAAGTAAAATTCGATACGTCACCTTTGTATTGATGTTCTACCCCATTGTAATCAAGCAAAGGATAAGTTCGCTGAACAACTGTCGGTGCTCCACCGTCTGTCCATCCTACAGTAGTTCCACCGGTAGCACAATTCCAATTGAATAATACTACCACCAAACACATTAATAAAAAAACAAATGTCGGCGTGTATCTATTCATCATATAGACTGCTCCACTTTTTGAGTTTCTCTTTCTTCTCTAAGACTCTCTCATCTATATCTGTCCAGCTGATGATATCATACTCATGTAGTAACTCGATCATGCACATAACATCACCGACCTCTTCAGTTAATTTTTTGTTATCATAATAATTATCACTTCTGATGCTTTTGCTGCACTGCTGTATCAGTTCACCACACTCTTCCATCATGATGGTCATCAGTTCCTGTAAATTATCCAATGTCTCTCTTTGCCTTTTTGTAGTGATCATAATAAAACTGCCCCTTTCCCCGATCCTCAATGACCAACTTTTCTAATATCTCGACTCGATTCTCTACACTCTCTATGTAGTCATGAATTTCAAACAGATTCATGGTCATCAATTTCTTATTTTTTTCTTTTGCTTTCACGATCTATCAATACATACATAATTAAACACCCCACAAACATAATTGTAAACTCTACCACTACACTACCTCATCTATCAGTCCATAAGCAAGACACTGTTCAGCATCCCATAACAGATCACGTTTCAATATATCATTCAGGTCCTTCATTGGCACGTTAGTGTGTTCCTTATATACTTTTTTAATTGTCTTCATCATTAGGTCTAAATTTTTCTTCTCATCTTCAAAGTTGGCATATGTTCCCCAAAAGCTACTACTCAATTGATGGATCAACATATAAGAGTTTCTGCTCATGAACCGTTTATTCCCAACCACACTGATGAAGGTGGCTGCACTTGCTGCAAATCCGTCCACGTACGTGTGGACCGGTACCTTAGATCTCAAAATGGTATCCATACATGATATACCAGCTGTGATGGATCCCCCACCAGAGTTGATTAACAGCTTTATGGGTGGAGCTTCGATATCTAACGTGTTGGATAAATTTAAACTCTTTGATTCTATCTCACCGAGCTTCTTGTTCAGCTCAGCCGCACTCTCACGATTCACTCCTGCATAGTAGTATATCTTACTATCCTGCACAGCAATGTGTTTTTCGACCTTCCCAGGTGAACCTGCTTTCTTGTCTGGATTAGACTCGCCCCAATACTTATTTCTCATTTTTCAAGACTTCCTTATACAATTATATTCCTCCAAATTTCCAATGATACGTGTCTCGTATCGATTCATGTTCAGCTCTCCACTGAGTCCATATGTTCTGTGATACCCATACCTCAACATACAGCGATTCAGGAACGAACACAACGGTAAAGTTCCTGTGGATGAATGGTGCTATAAAACCTATACCCCAAAAGTTGAGTTCATCCGGATGGCTCGGATCAGGTCCATACCATTTACACCACCAAAAACTTCCGCGATGGCGT